ATAAGAATTTAACTTATTTTAAACTTAATCCAACTAGTGAAAAAGAAAAAATGCTTTTTAAAGTTATGGCTTTATCTTTTGCTATCAATGACTTAAATCTATATTTGGATTTGCATCCAGATAAAAAAGATGTTTTTGATTTGTTTAAAAAATATTCTCAAGAAAAAGAAAGATTATGTAATGAATACGAAAAACTTTATGGACCATTAGAGGTGACTGGTACTACTGGTTCTAAATTCGATTGGATTGATTCTCCTTGGCCTTGGGAAAATAAAGGAGGTAGTATGTATGTTTAAATATGTTAAACACACTAATTTTCCAATTAATATTAAGAAAAAAGATTTAAGAATGGCTAAATATTTAATCTCGCAATTTGGTGGCGCTAATGGAGAACTTGCCGCTTCTTTAAGATATTTTTCTCAAAAGTTTAGTATGCCTGATGATTATGGAAAAGCTTTACTTAATGATATTGCTACTGAAGAATCAGTATGTTAACGTTAGACATCAAAAAAAGCCTCGCTATCAAAGCGAGACTCTTTTTTACTGCAATACTGCTAAGTACTTCTAACTACATCAGTCCTGTACTAGCAACTGATATATTCATTATACACTAAACTACATTTTTTGTAAAGCACTAGCTTTATAGAAACCAGTAGTACCTGTTGAGTTTCCTACTTGGTATGGGAATGGTCTTCCGTCCCAGACTTTTAGAATCTGTCTTTCCCAACCGATTCCATAAGCGGTATTACTATTACCCATACTAGATCCATTACCAGTTCCAGTAATTTTAACTCTATCTCCAGCTTTTAACTCATTACTTGGAGCTGGAGCTGCTGGTTGTGGTGCTGGTTTTCCTACGCCTTTATCAACTAAGGCTTGTACTGCGTTATATCTTGAACCTAGAGCATTTTTTCTATCTTGTCCGTTACCGAACTCTCCAGTCCATACTCTACGAGCAAGTTCTTCGTCGCTAACTCCAGCGAATGGATCTGGTTTTACTTCTGGTGCAGTTGGTGCAGATACGTTACCGATTGCTGGGTTAACTATGCAACCTCTAAATGTATAACCAGAACCTAAGCCCCAGCGTCCATTATTATTAGTTCTTGTAGAGTTCCAGAAAGCACTACTACCGTAACCGCTTTCGCTAGTGTAAATAGTATTACTGTCTATAATTTTCTCTACTATTGCAACGTGTCCGGCACCGTCGTTACCACTTAATGTATTTCCTTTTTTCCATACCATGATACCACCAAGTGTAGGTACTGGAGAAATTTGTAACCCATAACTCTGAGCTCTTTCGATAAAGTTCTCAGCATTACAGTTCAAATTAGGGTATTTCATAGATCCTATAATTTCGTTAAATCTACCACACGCATACCCAACGCAGTTAGCCAATACATTACATTGACTATCAGTAGGCGAACCTTGAATACATCTTGAATAACCACCTTTAGAAGTAGTTATATAGAACTTATTACCAGCCCCCGGTTTACTCGTTCTTATATTCATTTTCAACACTTCCTTCCTCAACTAAAACGTCTAATCCGTCCTCATTGAATGTATTTTGTATTTCTTCTGTTTGTTCTTCCGTAGGTGCTTCAACAATTTTTTCTTCTTCCATTTTCTTTTCCTCCTTTGAAAAAATTATTTATAATAAAAAGAGACTTGATTGTCTCTTTCTATTCTGGTTTTTTAGGGAACTCTACGTTATACGGAAATCCCTCTTGTTTTGTAATATCTCTTAACTGTTGCCTATAAATAGCCCAGTCTCCATTCTTAGCGTTTTCTAAGACTGCAAAGAAACTTTTAATAACAGTTAAGATATTAGTCATAGTGATTGATTCTGGTATTTCAAAACCAAGCCTATCAAGTACCATATTCTTATCACTTTCTTGTAAGAGCTTATCTCTTATTTCTCGTACTTCTTTAGCTTTAGAATCAAAATCAACTTGTTTAGCATAATCCAACCATAACTTGATATTAGCTTCTATTACATCAGCTAAATCACTTCTATATGGTAAAGTAATACGATATGTATTATAAACATAGATAGTTGTTTCTTCTTCTTTCTTTTCCTCTAAGATAGTATCAAAAAAGACAACCTCGCAAGAGTTGCCTTTGATATTTTCTATCATAAAGTCATTTTCTGGTCTTATTGTGCTTTCGGTTTTCATTTCTTATTACCTCCTTAACCTTTTTGAAATCCACATAAGGTTTTATGTATTTTTGAGTGTAATTATATGAATCAGCGTGAACGATCCAACCATTATAACTCATGATAGCACAAGCGTCTTTAAAATTAAGTTCGTCCTTTTTAGATATTTTCTTGATTCTTCTTTTGATTCTTAAAAAGTTACTTCTCCTAAGAGTAGTATAACCACGATAGAATCTATAACCTAAGAAATCAATAGGACGACTATCAGTTTTAAATAACTGCCAGTTTTCCTTAATTATTAAGTGTTCTCGTGCCAAGAACTCGTCTATTGCATACTTGCATTTACGAAGTTCTTTTTTATTATTAGAAAATAGTACCATATCGTCCATATAACGAATATAGTACTTTACTTTCAATTCTTCTTTTATATAGTGATCCAAGTCTTGCAAGTAATAGTTAGCGAACCATTGACTTGTAAAATTACCAATAGGAACACCCTCGTTAGAACTATCGACTATCTGATCTAGTAAGTATAGTACATCTTTATCTTTTATGATCTTTCTAAACTTTGCTTTTAATATGTTCTTATCAATACTAGGGTAAAACTTCTTAACGTCTAATTTTAAACAATATTTTGTATATTTTCTATCTTTTACTAGAATGTTCTTTAAAAAGTTCATACCTCTGTGTATGCCACGATTCTTAATAGAGGCACAACAAAGATCATACATACCACGCATAAATAAAGGCTCGATCTTATTCATAATAGCCCAATGTATTACTTGATCCGGGTAAAAATGGGGCTTATAAATAGTACGTTCCTTTTTTGTTGCTCCGTCATGTATTTTCATTTCTACATAAGGACTAGGTACATACGTTTTCTCAATTAACATCTTTTGAACTTGTAAAGCATAATAAGTAGGAGAATCTAAAATCTTCTGTACGCTTTTTCTGTTAGTTTTGCCAACAGAAGCCTTATAGATTGCAGCTTCTATATTACTTAATTCTGTAATCTCTTTGAAAATATTTCCTTTTCTTTTCATAATCTGGCTCCATAATAAATTCTTATATTTGTCTGCCGACCTTTCGAGAATAAACCTACTAAGCCAACCCAGAGCGACTAATTTTTGCCAAGGGGCAAGGAAAATGATGTGTAAGTAAAATTATAAATATAAGCTGTCGAGCACCGACATTCGTGTTGTAATCAGTACCAGTCCAATTCACGTTCCAATACCACAACCCCGCATTAACTGCGTTATTCCAAGCACCGCCGACAAGAGTAAAAACTCGGGTAAAGAATGGTGTTCTACACATCAAGTCCACTTGATTATATTATAGCAAGTCGAGCTCCGACAGTCCGAGAAGAATCTAAGAACTCGGAAAGCCGAAACGGATTACACATCAATCCCCAAAAAATCAAAATTAGTCAGACCGACTTACGTCGGTAAAGAAGTTTTTATTATGGGAGGCTGGTCGCCCCCAAACCCCCACTTACTGGTTTCTAAGAAGTCGAGCTCCGACATACGTGTTGTAATCAGTACCAGTCCAATGCACGTACCAATACCACAACCCCGCAGAAACTGCGCTATCCCAAGCACCGCCGACAAGAGCTATACGGTTCCCGTCCTGTTGATAGTAATAATCACACATATTAGTAGTAGAACTACCGGTAGCTTCTGTGGTAAGTGATACTAACGGATTATTAGAATCATAACCTAACTTAGAAGCATAACCATTAGCTGACGGCATGGTATAGTTTAGTGCGTGATAAGAACCAGTAAAAGTATCAACCGCATATTTATTAGCGTCATAGCAGATATATGGTTTATGGTTTTGAATATTGATTCCGTCAATGAACTGCCATATATTGCCGTAAGGATCTTCGATTCCTCGATAAATAACAGAATATGTACCGTCATTACCTAAACAACCAGATCTCATTCCTAAGCTATCGCAACCACCACTATTGTTAGGAGTAGTATTGCTACTAGCTGTGCGACCTTGTCCTAGTGTAGTCTGACAATCATAATTTGCATACTCTACTAAGTAAAGCATTTGTATTATGAAATAATGCCAATCCATTTGTCCGAATCCGTCTCCTAAAGCTCTAGCATAGGCTCTAGCGTTAGTTATATTATAGTTTCTAAATGGTTCATAACCACTACGACTATAAACTCTTGACGCAGATCCAGAATAAGTGTAACGTCCTACACTAAACTGTTCGCTCTTAATATACCCGTCTTTTTTCTCTTTAGAAATTAAAATGTACTCATAGTTATTAGCTACATAACGTTTATAGTAAAACTCTGGGATTCTTGTTAAAACTTCTCCGTTAGAACCATTGAACTTGAATGTTGGATCTCCGTAATAAGCTGTTATAGCTTGAGCTGTAATATCATAATTATAAGTAATAATATCAGACCATGGGTAGATATTATCAAAATTATTCGTTACTGCTGTACCATTTTTAGTAGCGTTTGCTACCAATCCCACAGAATCTTCTATTCTTTCCCACGCTGGGGAAGTATTAGAAGTTAAAGAGCGTCTTATACCATAAACTTTATTATCAGTAGTTTTAACCTCTATATTTACTGTCTTATCTGTGATAGACTGTTCGACACCGTTAACAAGTATTTTTTCAATCTTATTAACTTGTGCACCCGAAGCGATTCCGGCTAACTTGTTTTTCTCAGATGTCGTGTAATCGTTAGTCGATAATCCTTTACCCGTTTGAGCTTCCACATAAACACCAGACTTAACATTAAAGGTAAGTTTCCCGTTAACCGTTTTTAATTCTAAAGTGGTGTTGTCTGCGTAATACTCATTAACTAGATCACTAACTGGAATAGTAATCTCGTCATTATTAGCAAGGACTAAAACAATACTTTTAGTTGTACTATCATAATGACCGCTACTTACAATTAGTTCCAAGGGCAAATCGACGGTAACTATTGTACCATTTTTTCTAGTGAAACTCAATACTCCGTTAGAAGCATTATAAGAGACCTCTTTAAATAGATCCTTTATGTCATTATCTACAACAATTGTACTAGGTGCAGGTATAGCGTCCAGTTTTTCTTCGTCTGCTTCTTCAAAGGCTCCTCTAAAGTAAGACAATTCATTCCATGGATTAACACCATTCCCAAACTTTAGCTTTTTAGTATCGGTTTCGTAACCTTGCTCTCCGAGAGCTAGAACTGGGTTTTCAGTCTCCCAGTTCTCTTTTATATCTCGGCGAGTTCTAATAATCTGTGCCATATTTTTTCCTCCTTAATTTTCATTTTTACTAGCGATATGTCTTTCGTATTGTGTTCCAAAATAAAAAGCAATAATAATCTGCAATAGACTATAAAATTGCTCTCCAGTAGTTATTCTCATAAAGGTAAATACTACAAACGCAATAGCGAATAATACCGTAACAAAAGACTTAACATCATTCCATGCTTTCTTCATATTTTTTCCTCCTTATTTTCTATGCAATTCTTCTAAACTATCTATTCTATGATGTGCTGACTTAGTGGACTGTTCTACAATAGTAACACGTTCTCCCAACTGACTTAATGTCTTGGAAAAGTCTTTGTTATCTAAACGTATCTCGTCAACATTGTGCTTTATTGTATCTAACTTCTCATCAATTCGTACAATACGTTCAGTATCTTTCTGTGTTTCTTGTTTTACATCTTTTTTTCTAGCAATATAAAAAGTTGCAACACTAATTACAACACCTAGAATAGTACATAAAATTGGAATACCAATCTCCATAATTTACCTCCTTATATTCTAAAACTGATACCCTCTAAACTCACATAAGAGTTAGAGCATATACCGTCTATCAAAACATTACCGTTAGTTAAAATATCAACTCTACCAAAAGAGTTACCGCTATTAACCGTAAATATTTTTCTTTTCTTTGGTCTATAACCACTAGGCAAAGTAAAAGCAGAAGTCCCAACGGTTCCGCCTTTAATGAGTCCTTGTAAGAAGACTCGATCTTTATCTTTGTAATATGCAGCTGTATCGTAATCACTTCCATAATTACTCCAGCTATTAGTAAAAGTAGGAGTGCTAACCGATTCAGCGTTAAGTATATTCAATTTCGAGTTATTAACATATAGCCCGTTAGTCCCGTTAGAATCTGGAACACAATTTATACCAACTTTTCCTTTTCGTAACGCTATCAATGGAATACCATTTACTAATATAGCTGTAAAGAATAAGTCGTTAAGTTTATCTTTTAACTCGAATTGAAAACTATATGTGTCTTCAATATCAAAGTCTCCTATAATGGTAGGAGTAAGTCCTATTTCTCCAGTTGCCATATTTTTATAATAATTATCTGATGTATTCGGAATCTCTGATGTAGGAATATCTACCCAAGTACTATAATCTATATCAGAAGTTTTTTTGTATCTATATTTAAACAATACGACATCATTTTTCACAGCATTATTATAAAATAGACGACTTATATTTCCAACTAAGGAAAGTGTAACCTCTTTATCATAGTTGTTTTTACGTTTCATTGTAATAGTTGGAATATTAGGTTCTGAGTAATTGATAAAGGTTAAAGTCTTTTGAATCATGGTTATAAAGCCTCGACTATCAACAGCTCTTACTTGACAAGTATTATTTCCTCCAAGATTCATGTTAGAAACAATTATTTTTCTGTTAGTCAGATCAGTAGTTTCAAAAGTAAGTCCATTTATAATAGCTTGATATTTAACAATAGAAGCCTGATTCTTACCTGTTGCTTTATTACAAGTAATCTCTATACCATTATAGCCTTGAATCAATACTTGATCCGTTCCTAAAACGCTATTAGCTGTTGTATTCATGCCTTTATAAGCCCAACCAGTAAAAGTAGGTTCGTTTCCAGCACTAGGAATAGTAAGAGTTCCATTCTTAGATGTTTTCCCAGCGTTAGCACCTCTTATATAAGTAGTACACTCAACAGTTAACGTAGCAGTAGGACTATTTTTAACTAAACTATAAATAGTATTTATTTCAGTATTAGTAAAACTTAAAGTTGTACTGGTTCCAACATTCGTAATATTTTTTAATGTAGTAGAACCTAACTTTAAAGTTAAAGTATGGCTATAAAAGTCTTTATTTCTAGTTACATTAACAGTAATTGAAGATCCTAACGTTATATTAGGAGGATCCTTGACTGTACTTAATGTGGGGTTACTTGCTGTTCCTGTTTTTGTAGTTGTACTTCCTATCTGTGTACTTCCATTATAGGTAGTACATTTTATAGTAGAAGCGGTATTCGCTTTTAGCATAGCCTCTACTTCTGACTGAGTAGGAGTCCATGTTACACTTGTTGCAATACCTGTAAAAGTCTTTATCAAAGTAGAGCCAACATACACTTTAATCGTATGTGTGAAACTTCCAGAGGCTCTATTTACTGTAATAGTAGTTACATCTCCTTTTACAAAGTTAGCACTTGAACTTATCGAACTAGCTCGAGGTATTGTAGGTAAAGACCAAGAACCGCTACCAGTAGAGTTATAACTTCCATAATAATAGAAAGCACCTCCACAACTAGCAGAGAATGAACCAGTACCGTCTGCGTTATGATATATT